ATAGTAGCACTCATGCTCCGCGAACAGCTCCATTTGTTCTACCTTACTGGGCATGCTCCTGTATCGCAATCAGCGATGTCAATGTCATCCATGTTAAGGTTGTCAAGTGACGTGATCGGAGTCACTTTCTCTTTCATCTCCAAGTAGCGAGCTTCGGTGATCTCCTCCAGAGGAGCCTGATCAAACCCGTGGTCGCTGTGCAGGAGGAAGGAGACAGACTTCGTGTTCACGTAGTTGACAGCCAACCATGCCTTGATTGCGTCGAGCTCTTCCTTTCGGTAGTAGATGGTCACCGATACTGAGTTGTCGCTCCATTCTGCTTGCAGTTTGCGGATTACGTTCAGCTGGTCGATGGCGGTCATGTCATCAGCGAACATAGTTCCAGCAGGGAACTGGCAGGGGAACTCGACAACGACAGTAGAGTGATCCTCTGTGCCGTCAAAGTTTCTTACATACTCTACGAAGTACCCATTATTCCTAGCCACAGATGCAAGTTCACTATCTGCCGCCATTCGGATTCGTCGAATGTAGTACTGACTGTATCCGGGGTGAGCTCCGGGAGTAACGCCAGCAAGCAGAGACAGCGTTCCACTTGGCTTAACTGTAGTGATCTTGATGGACTCAGGAAAATCATGGTGAGAAGAGTATTCTTTATCGTATGCACGAAGGTGGACGTATACATCTGACAGCCAGCTACGTTGTTCATCTGTAGCTTGCAGGTATCCTGTCACACCAATGCCCATACGCATGTTAGCGTGTACAATATCCTCGGTCTCCTTGACAGCACATGGGATAGCGAGGCTATGCTTGTTGATTCTGTACAATAAGGTAGCAACTTTCTTGAGTTCGTCTTTGCTGTCGATGTTTGGCAAGTAAATCTCAGCCAGACAGCAGGTCTCGAAGTTGGCAAGTGATTGCTCAGCACAAGGGTTGTACCCCATCACATCAGGGTCAGGGTACTGGGTTTCACCTGTACGTCCTTGAATGCGTGAAGAGGCGAGGTTGATCAAGCCGTATGGCTCACCGTTACCTTTGTACCCCTCCCAGAACTCATCCGGTAAAGTGGTGATGTCCTCACAGGCAACAGAGTTGTTACTCATGGCTCTCCAGTTTGGGATACCACCCAAGTCCCAACGCTTAGCTCTCAGGTACTCCAAGTCATCGTGATCACCGATAGCAATCTGAGCTGATCTACGGACGTTTCCTGCCACTACAATCTTCCCGATGATGTTCATGATGTCGAGACAATCAATAGGGCGCAGACGTTTCCCTGATCGTTCATTGAGGATGCGGTTGATCTCTAGCATTCCCCACACCAGATCTTCTGGGCCGGAGGCAGTCCCTCCAAATCCCTTGATCGCAGATCCCTTACCACGAATGAGGTGGGTGGCGAAAGTAAAACTGTTTCCGGTCTCGAAGCTTGCTCTGAGTACACGATCCAGAAGCTCCACCCATCCCTCACGAGAATCAGGCACGATGAAGTCAGCGTCATTCTCATCCAGACGAGTGACCTTCACCTTACGTCTCACCTTGGGCAGCTGGTATACGTGCTCACGTTGGATGTTGAATCCTACACCGGACCCAAGCATCAGCATCTCGAAGGCCCAAGTGAATGGGCGAACCGGATTGTCCACCACAGTGAAGGCGCAGTTCTGCAACGATGGTAAACCAAGCCTATCAACAGTCTTGGTACCAAGCTGCCACAGGAAGCGCCCAGCTACAGTACCCTTCAGGTTGAGCATCATCTCACGGATGCTGTCCTGTTCTTGCGTACTGAAACCACACTTGAGCTGCTTGTTGCAAGCTTCGATTACACGTTCCACAGTGTCTTCCCACTCTTCTGTCTTGCCGTTCTTTAACGGTCGAGAGTAGGTACGTTTGAAGGTAGGGTATCCCACCTCTCCCCAAGGGATAGTTTGTTTCTGAGTCATAAGTTTTGTGAAAAAAGGGACGACTAATTTACGGTATATCTTTGATATCTCGCAAGTCGCTAATTAACAATACGTTGCCGTCAGCCTTTTGTTTGAAGTCGTCATCGTTATACCCAACGTCCTTCAACGACTGACCTTTTTTGAGTGCAATAGACTTCTTCATAAAGTCTTTCTTCGTCATCCACCCGAGTATCCAAGCCCGTAGCTTTGGCTTCAGGTTTACCTGACAGAAGATATAGATGTCACACTTCTGGTGCTCGCTAGTAGCAGCGATGTGGCAGGTATATTCGCCACGGGGTTTCACCGTTCTCTGTTTAGTCTTAACGTCTACAGATAGCGGATCATTAGAGAGGGGGAACAACCACATATCGTAGTCCTTCGTAGACTGAAGCTGAACATCTCCGATGTAGTGTTCAACGATCAGCTCACCAATGAAGCCAGCAAGATTACCCTGACCTTTGCGAATGCTATTCTTGATAGCACCCATACGGTCAGCCATTACTTGCGCTCTCTCCAGTATTTCATCAGTGACCTTTACTTCAACCCAGTTCATGCTCTTCTTTAAAGAGATCTTTAACTAGGTCTAGCTCCAGCCTGATGTAATACTTCAGGTCAGATATCAGGTGACTAAGATCCTCCATGCTTATATCTGGCTCCCCTTCGGGGTGGATCTCGTCATAAAACTCGGTAACTGCATCACCCATACGATTGCATGCAGCGAACAGCCTTTCACTTAGATCGTTCATTCTTGATTACTTCTATTGCTTCGACAACTTGCTGCGTATTCTTACAGATAAACAGCATTGGTAGTGGTTCGTCTTGCTCAACAAGGTGTTTCAAGAACAGCTTCCACCTCATAGGGAAGTCGTGGTGTGAGGGTGTATACCCTTTGGTCTCGATGATCCAGCTCCCGTCCTCGGCTACAAAGTCAGGTGTATACTTAATAGGTAACACCATGCTGTTGCTTCGGTCGGAAAGAGTCTTCTTCTTTGCGGTCATCTTGTGGTACACGCCCTCAAACCTAAACTTATCTACAAGGATATATTCCTTCTCTTCGTAGTTGAATGGGAGCTTAGCTTCTTTAAGCAAGTCCGCACAACTCTTCTCTAATCCGCTCTTGTACTTTCCTAATTGCCTTTTCTTAGCAGACTTTCGTCGGGTAGTTCCCTCCTTTCGTCTTTTCATGCATGGAAAGGTACGGTTTAATCAATGAAAAAGTTCTCCATTTCCATAGTAATTCTCATCTGCTCATCCGGAATGTGCTCGATTGGATCGTACAATTCCTTGAACGTACTGGTCACACGGTAGCCTGTACCTTGTGTATTGAATCGGAATCTAACTGGATCATCCCACGGTGTAGGCTGGCCTCCGGTCTCCGTCTCACGCACCTTACGGACATGGATCTCTGCGGTACGCTTCACGTCATTGTCAGGCGCTTGGACCTTACGGTGTATGGTGATGAAGCAGTCTGCCCTGTTGACAAACTTGCCACCACCTTCGGTGTCCTCAGCGAATGGTGCTACTGGCAGACCATCGTCACCCTTGCGGCGCTGAGCTTCAGTCACTGCGTGGGCATTGAGCCACACTGCAACGTCATGCTTGTTGCTGAAGGTTAGCATCTCCGATGCTGCCTCGTAGTGATACTGGTGCTCACTGACCTTACCAGAGTTCACCTTGAGTGAATTGTAGGGGTCAATGAAAACTGCATCCACATCCTGCTGACGAATGATCTTCTCCAAGAAGACGATGATGTCTGTGTAGGTGTAGGTCTCACGGTTGCTGATGACAGTGAAGTGCTTCTGCACCCACCTGTATGCGAACTTACGCTCGGCGTATGACATCATACCAGCCTTCTTGTTACAGGCAAACTCCATGAGCTTCATCTTGATGGAGGCAGTCTTGTTCTCCGAGGAGTACACCACCCACTTCCAGTCGTGACGAATGGCTGCATTGACCATGAGGTACAGTGCAACTGTAGTCTTACCCACGTTGCTATGCCCGTTCATCACAAGAAACTCTTTCTTGTAGCGGAAGTACTGGTCGAAGTTCTCGTCACCAGTATCCAACCCTACTTCGATCTTACCTTGTGCGTAGTCATCAATCCAACGGAAGTCCTCATCATCTGATGAGACAAACGACATGTCACCGTCATTGATCAGGAGCTCACGCTGTGCGTCATGCTCTGCGTCGATGGTGTCACGCAAGGGATCA